GCAATCTTAATCTCTTCATAGATTGTTGCCATTATGCTGCCTTCCCTAGACCTTGTTTAGCGCGAGCTCTAAATTCTGCAAGAGCTGTGTCAATTGCTTTATTAACTGCTCCTTCTGCCTTCCTCTCTCCGACACAGTCGAAAATCCACGAGGACAGTCCGTTCACAGCCAAACCAGTCGGTAATTAACCCGATGGCAGCCAAACGATCCAAAGCGCTCCGAGGGGCAACTAAGCCAAGGCTTCAGTCAATACCTTTAAAGGGAGCTAATAAACTCCAAGATGTAAAAGACCTCTGCGAGATAATCGGTATGCCTTTGCTTCCATGGCAAGAGCATGTGTTGAAGGATATGCTGACCGTGGACAAGAATCAGGCTTGGGTCAGGAAGACAAACCTACTTTTAATCGCTAGGCAGAACGGGAAGACTCATCTCGCTCGTATGCTTATCTTGGCTCACCTGCTGAAATGGGATAGCCGCAATGTTCTTATCATGTCCTCGAATAGATCGATGGCACTCGACACCTTCCGACAAGTAGCTCAAGTATTGGAGAGTAATGACCACCTTAAAGGATTCGTTAAACAGATCAGATATGCCAACGGTACAGAGTCTATTGAAATGCTTGACGGAAGAAGGCTTGATGTTGTTGCGGCAACTAGAGATGGATCTAGAGGCAGAACTGCCGACTTTCTCTTTATTGACGAGCTCCGAGAAATCAATGAAGAGGGATTTCGAGCCGCTGTGCCTACGACTAGAGCTCGCCCAAATTCTCAGACGCTTCTTACCTCAAATGCAGGAGACGCTTTCTCAGTTGTCCTCAATGGAATGCGAGAACGAGCGTTAGAGAACCCACCTAAGAGTTTCGGATATTACGAGTATTCAGCTCCGCAGTATTGCAAGATAACAGACCGCCAAGCATGGGCGATGGCTAACCCTGCACTTGGCTATACGATAAGTGAGGAAGCCCTTGAAGAAGCAGTTGCGACTAGCCCGATTGAAAATACAAGAACAGAACTATTGTGCTCGTGGATCGATTCTCTCAGTTCTCCTTGGAGTCATGGAATTCTTGAGGACACCTCAGATGCCTCGCTCACGATTCCGCCAGGTGGTTATACAGTATTTGCTTTCGATGTCAGTCCGTCTCGCCGTAATGCAAGCCTCGTCGCTGGTCAAATACTCCCAGATGGTCGCATCGGAGTTGGAATACTCCAGACATGGGAAAGCCAAGTAAGCGTTGATGATCTAAAGATTGCGGTAGATATCAAGGCATGGGCTGACCAATACAGACCGCGCCAAATCTGCTTTGACAAGTACACAGCTCAATCCATCGCAGACCGCCTTGCTAACGCTGGTCAGATGGTTGTCGATATATCCGGTGCTGCCTTTTATCAGGCGTGTACGGATCTCAATGATGCTCTCAATGCTCACCGCCTAGTTCACTCCGGTCAAGAGAACTGGATTCAACAGATGAACAACTGCGCAGCTAAGACCAATGACTCTTCATGGCGCATTGTTAAACGCAAGAGTGCTGGCGATGTATCGGGTGCTATCTCGACAGCGATGGTTGTCCATGTTCTAAACAAACCACAACAGGTAGCGATGATATACACCGAATGACCTACATCTAGTGTATAATTGCCTTCTATGGGTCTCTTTTCGCGTAAGCCGCAAATCTTAGAAGCGCAAGCTGCACCGCAGGTCATGGGTGAAAATCTACCCTCGATCTATAACGCGATTGCTCTCCGAGTCTCTCGCAAAGATGCTATGAGTGTGCCATCAGTAGCAAGAGCTCGTAACCTTATCTGCGGAACAGTCGCATCAATCCCACTTGAGTATTACAGCAAGAGTACAGGCGAAGTAATTGCGCCACCTCGATGGATTAGCCAACTGGCTAAGAATCAGCCATCATTCGTAACCCTAACTTGGTGCGTTGATTCGCTTCTCTTCTACGGAGTTGCTTACCTTCGAGTTACAGAGCGTTATGCTGAAGATGGTCGCCCTTCTGCTTTCGAGTGGGTTGCTAACACACGCGTTACCTTCACAACTGACCTTGAAGGCATCATGATTACCCAGTATTACATCGATGCTTACCCAGTCGATATGAATGACATTGTTACTATTCAGGGATTCGATGAGGGCGTATTAGAACGCGCTGGTCAGACAATTAACTCTGCAATACAGATCAATAAAGCAGCAGCTATTGCTTCAGCTACCCCAATGGCATCAGGTATCTTAAAGAACACAGGCGCAGACCTACCAGCCAATGAAGTCTCTGGACTTCTTGCAGCTTGGAAGCGCAGCCGTCAGAACAACTCTACTGCTTACCTCACATCTACTCTTGAATTTCAGCCTACTCAGTTCTCACCCCGTGACATGATGATGAACGAGGCAATTCAGAACCTTTCGACTGAGATTGCCCGCGCTATGAATGTGCCAGCCTATTATCTTTCAGCAGATCAGAACACAACAATGACATACGCCAATGTTCAAGATGAGCGCAAGCAGTTCTTTGCTTTATCTATTGAGCCTTACATTCAGGCTATTCAGGCGCGCCTTTCAATGAACGATATCTCTACAGCAGGGCATGAAGTTCGCTTTGCAGTATTCGACACCTTCCTAAAGAACGATCCTCTTGTTGAACTTCAGGTTCTTGAGAAGCTCCTAACCCTAGGACTTATCTCTACAGAGCAAGCGATGGAAATGACAGACCTTACCCCTAACGGAATCGAAGGAATGAGCTAATGAATAACCTAATCATCGAAGCAGCCTCAATCGAGTGCAGCGAAGAACGCCGCGAAATCTCAGGAAAGATTGTGCCAATGGGTACAGGCGAGATTGGCAATACAAACATGGGTGGCGTTGTATTCGAAGCCGGTTCAATCGACATTGCTGATGTATCAAAGATTAAGTTGCTATCCCAGCACGATATGAAGAAGCCAGTTGGTCGCATGATTGCGGCAGAGACTCGCTCAGACGGAATCTATGCAACCTTCAAGCTCTCACGATCTACAGGCGGCAACGATGCTCTAGTTATGGCACAAGAAGGACTTGTCTCAGGTCTCTCAGTAGGTGCAGAGGTGCTTGCATCAAAGCCCTCACGCGATGGACACACAATCGTCACATCAGCAAAGCTCAAAGAAGTTTCTCTCGTTACTGAACCGGCTTTCAAGTCTGCTCAGGTGCTAGAGATCGCAGCAGAGGAATCACTCCCTGTTGAACCAATCCAACCAGAAAGCGAGCCACAAGTGGAAGAATCAACCACTCCGGTAGAAGCTCCAGCAGTTGAAGCAGCAGCAATCGAAGCGGCTCGCCCAACAGTTGTTGCGAATCTCCAAGTACGTGAGCGCACAGCTCCAATCTCATCAGCACAATATCTCGAAGCATCAATGAAGGCAGCACTAGGCGACGATGAAGCACGTCGCACAGTTCGCGCCGCTGATGATTCGACTTCTACTAACACAGGTTTGACACTCCCATCACACCTCAACACATTCATCACAGACACATTCACAGGTCGCCCAGCATTTGAAGCAGCAACACGCGGTTCACTTGCAGGCATCGATGGAATGTCATTCACAGTTCCACGCCTTTATACAAACGCATCAACTCCTGATGTTGCGCCAACAGTCGCAGACACAAACGAGGGCGCAGCACCATCAGAAACTGGGATGACCTCAGCATATGACACGATCTCAATCGAAAAATTCTCCGGACTCCAAAGAGTCAGTTTTGAGTTGGTGGATCGCTCGTCTCCTGCTTTCATGGAACTCATGATGGCAGAACTTCGCAAGGCATACGAGAAGGCAACAGACGCAGCACTTCTAGCAGCGTTCGTAGCATCTGGTACAACAGCAGCTACAACAGCAGCAACAGCAGCAGGACTTCAGTCATTCATCTCTGTAGAAGGCGCTGCCGCATACAAGGGTACAGGCGGAGACTTCGCTAACAAGCTCGTAGCATCAACAGATCAGTGGGCTGCTATCGCAGGATACGCAGATACAACAGGTCGCGCACTTTACTCAGCACAAGGCGCAACACAGAACGCATCAGGCAACGCAGTTGCTACAAGCGTTGTTGGTGGCGTACTTGGTACAGACCTTATCGTCGATCACAACATCTCAACTTCAGGAATCGTTGATAACTCAGCGTTCCTAGTTGCACCAGCATCTGTTTACACATGGGAGTCACCAACAACTCAGCTCCGCGTAAACGTTCTTACATCTGGCGAGATTGAAATCAATCTTTACGGATACCTCGCTATCTACCTTGCTAAGTCAGGTAAGGGCGTTCGTAAGTTCAACCTTACATAATAGCAATACCCTAAGTCGCTCAAGGGGGCTGCCAGAGCCCTTGCAGCTCCCTTGAGTCTTTAGAAAGGACAACATGAGTACAACAACAGTTGCAGAACTTCGTACCGCACTAGGTATTGGAACTCTCTATACTGATGCAGTCTTGCAGTCAGTTTGTGATGCTGCTGATGATGTTATGTTGCCTTTTCTATGGACTAACACGACTCCAATCGTAGGACATAGCAACACCGCTACAACCGGCACTTCATACTTTAATGACTATGTGCAAGATGTGTTCTATGTCGGCCAAACTGTAAATATCACAGGCTGCGGATCTAAGCACAACGGCAACAAGACAATTACCGGAGTAGGCGAGAAGCAGATTAGTTATGCCATTACTGGCAACAACAATGTGCCAGCAGTTTTCCACCCAGTAAATCCTTACGGCACAGTTGCAGCAGACACTTATGTCGATTACACAACTATCCCTGCTATCCAAGAGGCAAGCCTCATGATTAGCGTTGCAATCTGGCAGGCTCGTCAAGCTCCAACAGGACAAGGCGTAAGCATCGATGGATTCGCTCCAAGCCCTTACACAATGTCTAATCAACTTATGGCTCGCGTACGTGGCTTACTTGCACCATATCTCAGCCCTAATTCAATGGTGGGCTAATGCCAGCGATTACCACCCTACGATCTAGCATAGCCTCGGCTCTTACTGATAACTCTAAGTGGTCAGTATTCTCCTACCCGCCAGCAAGCCCTATTGCTAACTCTGTGATTGTCAGCCCTTCTGATCCATACATCACGCCGACCAATAACGATTACACCTCAATCGCTCCTCTTGCTAATTTTTCAATAAACATACTTGTGCCATTGCTAGATAATCAAGGCAATCTTGCAGGCATTGAAGATGACATCGTGCGAGTCTTTCAGCTCTTGGAAGCATCAAGCATTGTGTTCAACGTAGGGAGCGTGAGCGCACCAGCGGTTCTCAGCCTACCTACCGGCGATTTGCTGAGTTGTACAATACAGGTCAGCACCCTAACGGAATGGAGCTAATCGATGAGCGATTGGACAAAGGAGCAAGCCGACTTTCTAATCAAGATCGGTCAAGTTCCACCAGCAGCACCAGCACCAAAATCAACTACTAAGAAAGATGAGGAATAACTGAAATGGCAGTATTCTTAAATAACGGCGTTGTACTGACAATCAATTCAGTTGATCTCTCAGACCACGTTACAGCAGTCACAATCAACCGTTCATTCGATGAACTCGAAGTCACAGCAATGGGTGATGGCGGTCACAAGTTCGTGAAGGGTCTTGAGGCTTCCTCAATCACAATCGACCTTCTCAACGATACAGCTACATCAGAGGTTCTACAGACACTTCAGGCTGTATGGGGAACTAACACAACAATCACAGTCAAGCAGACCAACGCTGTTGTCTCTGCAACTAACCCTCTTTACACAATGACATGCCTTATCAACAACACAACCGATATCAACGGTTCTGTAGCTGACATCGCAATGCAGAGCCTTACATTCAACGTATCAGGTACAATCGCTGTAACAACAGCGTAATAGAAAGCAAGGGCTAACATGGCAAAGCTAAAGGTAACAAGGGCTGACAATTCAGTACAGGAGTTTGAGATAACTCCAGTAATTGAGTACAGCTTTGAGCAGCACTTTAAGAAGGGTTTTCACAAATCCTTGATAGAGGACCAGATGCAGAGTTCTGTGTACTGGATTTGCTGGGAAGCCATTAGACGTTCGGGTGAAACAGTCAAACCTTTTGGGGAACAGTTTATTGAGACTCTCAAGTCAGTTGAGGTCTTAGAGTCTGACCCTTTAGGGTAGATCGGAACTCCCTCACCTATCTCGCAGCTCGCTTGAGTTACGAGTATGGAGTTCCTTTCCAAACCATTGTTGAGTTATCACCGATGGCTTTCAAGGCACATTTAGAAGTTCTTAAGGACATAGCGAAGGAGCAGAAAGATGCGTATCGAAATTCGCGGAAACGCTGACCTTCGCAAAGCAATGCGACGCTTCACGCCCGACCTTGAGAAAGCCTTACGCAAAGAGATTGGCGCAGCTCTTCGCCCAGTTGTAAGAGAAGCAAAGGGATTCGTTCCCGCATCATCTCCTATGTCTGGGTGGGCTGGTCGCTCATTTAGTGAAGGCAAGTTTCCAACCTTTAACGCTTCAATCATGAAGGCTGGCATTAAGTATTCTGCAAGCCCTAGCAAGGTAAACGCACAGGGCTTCAGCTCGATGGCAAGTGTTCAGAACAACAGCCGCGTAGGTTCTATCTATGAAGGCGCTGGTCGCGCTAACCCTAATGGACAGCCTTGGGTTGGTCCTAAAGGATCTGGTAGCAACCGCTACAGCAAGTCCAGAAATCCTAAAGCCGGACAACAATTTATTGCTAATCTGCCACCGCTTGTCGGCAGCCTTAAGGGTCGCGGTCGCTTGATTTATCGCGCTTGGGCTGAGAACAGAGGCAAGGCAGAAGGAGCAGTTAATAAAGCAATTGACACAGCTCTTGCAGAATTTAGAGCTCGCGCTAAACAAGGTCTAGGGAAGGCAGCATAATGGCAACAATCTATGAAGAGATTAAGATTGC